TTTAGAAAATAATAATGGTCTCCAGTAATTCTATACTTTCCAATAGTAAGTCCATTCTTAATCCTATCCATTTCTCTGTTCCAGAACTTTCTATTAGGAACAGAGCCATTTGGGAATTCTGTATATTTACCAGTATTCTGAAATGTTATTGCCATTTCTCTAAATGGAGTTGGATTAAAATCTAATCCCTGCTCCATTGTAATTGGTCTATATCCAGTAAGTTCATAAGACAATTCTGGGTCAAAATATTTTATATTTTCAGTAATAGGAACATCTCATTCTGCATTTTTTCGTTTGTGGTGAACTCAAATATCATCTTGTTGTTCTTGCACAGAAGAAATATCCATTGCTTCAATTTTATTTTTCTTTTCCTCAAACAATTGTCTTATTAAATCCTCTTCATATTTATCCGAAAATTTTGGTTTCTTATTTCTTTTTTCTAAAGGAGTTTCAACTTTGTTTTTTGTTTTCTTTGGTTTCTCCTTATTTAATACCTTCGGATCGACGATATATTTTGACATATTATTCCTCAATTAATCAAATAGACCTTGCTCTACATCACCTCGAATCTTTGATTCTGCTGCCAAATCAGTTTTGTGAATTTGTTCTAACTCTTGAAGAGTTGTTCTCATTACACTAATTTGTTTTATAGAGTCTAAAATATCTTTAGCCTTATGAATAGGCTTACCGTCCACATCTGTTTCAGTAAAATCAATATTGTCTAAGTAAACTTGAAATTTATATAAAGTTCTATATGCAACTTTAATAGATGTTAAAATTGGATCGGCATCTTGCAATTCCTCATATTTTTTATAAGCAGCAATAAATTCCGGATTTTCTAAATCTTTTTCTTTTAATCCGGAATCTATTAAAGCCGCTTCTTGTCTATCCTTTATGGGTGATTTAAAATATGGAGACTTGAAATCAAGAACCAAATAAATGTATGTAAATTCTTTATATGCTAAAAGTCTTTTAGTACCTGTTTTATCTTCTTTACATTTATTTCTTTCTGGTTCTCATAGGTCTGCAAATTCTTTAATTAATAATATGGAGTAATCGTCTATTTGAAGTGTATTCGTTACATTATCAAATATAAAGATTTGCATATATTATAAATTCTTAATAATTCCACCATTTTTAAGAGCTCCAACTTTATATCCAGGAACTCTCTGACCATTAAATATATCAGTAAACCAACTTCCTTGTTTGTTATTTCCAAATCTGCCATTTGCAGAACGAGCTTGTATTGGTTTTCCTGTTTTAGGATTTCTAATAACACCAGGTCTTTTCATTACAATTCCAGTTGGATTAAATCCAGTATAAGCCCCAACAGTAAGATCAGCAATTCCATTAATTGCTTGTGCTGCAGCTTCTCCAAAAGCAGGAGCTAACATTGTACCCATAATTCCAGCAACGCCGTTATAAAGATTACTTGTTGGTGCAATTCCTTTGGCCCTTGCATCTGCACGATAACGAGAATCGTCGTTAAAATAGAATTGACGTTTGTTATAATCAACGCCATATGATTCTCTATCTCTACGAGACCAAGGTAATGAACCATGTGTAAATTCACCAGCGTTTTGAAATGCAAGAAGTTCATCTTGAGTAGGAGTTCTCATTAAGAAGTCTCTTTTAACTGTTCCAGTGTTATTATCTCAGGCATCATTAAAGTCTTTCCACATTCAATGCTGATATGCTGCAGAACCTTGATTTGGACGATAATTTCCGTTAGCCTGATCATACAATCCACGTTCGTATTGATATTGATACCAAGCGTTTGTTTTTGCTCTATTTGCAGCAATAGAATCAGAAACAGAAGGAGCATTACTTATTGGTTGTGTTTCTACAGCTGGTTTTCTAACAGGTGCACTTTTTCTAATCGGTGTTCCAACTTCAGTAAGCGGACCTGTTTCAATAATACCTTCTGTATATTTACGAGGGCCTGTTACTTTAGGAGTATTAATTTTGGGAGCGCTAGTCTGAATTGGACCAAACTGAGGTCTTTGTGTAGTTAAGCCAGAAGCCATAACTCTAGCTGCATTTTTTAAGTCTTTTCCACGAAAATCAGAATTTTCTCGTAATGCATTTTTAGCATTCCAATAAGCTGTATTATATTGAGAGCTGTTAAAACCTTTATTTTTCTTTGCTAATTGTTTAGCTTGTTTTCTTGATAATTGAACATTATAAGCGGGCTCATCAATAGAACCACCATCTTGCTTTTTTGGAAGACCCTTGCGCAATCTCTTCATTACAACTTCATATCTTGGATCATCTTTGTCTATTTTGTTAATTCTGTGTCCATAATGGGTTGCAATATCTTGAGTTAATGTCGTATCTTTACCGTTGATTTCAGCTTTAGATTTTGTATAATTTCCGTTAACGTCACCTTCTTGAGTTAGTGTTTCTGAACCATTTTTATGCTTTTTATACTTTACTTTAGCAGTTCCACCATCGGCAAGTTTAGTACCATTACAGCCACATTTTGATTTTCCACCTTTAGACATTCTATCAACCAAGCTTTGCATTTTTCCACCGCACTTAAACATACCTGTAGAAAATACAGACGCTATTGCTGCTTTAAGATCTTCTTCAGTAGAAGATTGATCAATGTGCTTAGTGGCCTCTTTTATAGCGGAAATAAGACCATCTTCCGAACCATACTTATTAATTCCAATTTGTAAAAGTTCGTTCATTTGATTATTATCAACACCAAGAATATTTTGTATTCCAGTTAATATATCATAATCAGTTGTTTTACCACCTTTAGCAAAAAATTCTATAATATTCATTATTAGGCCTTTATTAAATCTTTAGTAGAAAACAAAGCCTCCTGCATTACTTGGTTTTTATCAAACCATCTACATTTAATGCCAAGAAATATGTTTTCTTTCTCATTGGTCTCTTTATTGTACATAGACCTTGTACACTTTTCTACAACAAACATTGTAGGTTTATTTTCTATATCGTGTCTAATTGTAACTACATCGCCAGGATTAAAATAGACACGGCTTTCATCAAATTCATTATACATTTTTCTTAAATATTTTATTTATTAAACATTTAAACTTGCTAACCTTTTTTACAAGTCTACAAGATATATTTTGTTCAGATATTTCATAATATCCCATTTTCCGAAATGGTACTGGGTGTGCAATGTGTTTTATTACATATACGTCTTCTCCAGGTCGTACATTTTGACATTTTGGTCCAACGGCAATAACTTTTGCACAAGCAACATATTCATCGTTTTCTTCAACTTCTCCAGAATCTTCAGATACAACTTTTTGAGAACTTTGTATTCCAAATATTAATCCAGATTCAGTTCTTTCTATTGAACGATACGGATTGTCTTCATAAAACTTAATTAAAACTCCAGTATTACATGGGATTATATCTACATCGTCTGTATTTATTCCTTCAATTTGTTTTGATATAACTGTATCAGACATTAACTTATTCCAGTCATTAATTTCCATATTATCATTTATTCATTAAACATTTTTCTTCCGGACTTGCACATTTCTGAGGTAAAACGCATCCACACTCAGAACAGATATGTACTTTTCCAATCTTTATATTTTTATCACATTTTTTACAAATTTCATATCTATCTTTAGTTTGTTGTGATATTCTATTAGTTAACACATTGTATCAACCTATTATAACTCTTTTAATTCAATTAAATATTTTCATTTTATCACTTTCCTGCTACACAATGAGCTGTAGGTGATGCAGACTTTCATTTAAGTCTACATGCACATCCTCTAATCCATCCTGCCTTTGGCAATCTTGATATTTCTCCAGTTGCAGGATTCATATATTTTGAACTATCACAAATAGGTCCATATACAGGATCCATTTTCACTAATTTACATTGTTCACAAATATCCAACCTTTCTTTCTGTGTCATATTATCCTATTTTATATGGTTCTATTCTATCTAATTGCTGTTTTATCCTTAATTTTCGAGAATAATCCTTAAGCATTCTTTTCACATCATCTTTTAAATATGGCACATCTAAAATAGTTACCTTATCATTATGATCAATATGATTAATCTTTAATGCTTTTATTGTTAAATTTGGATATAGTGTTTCAATCATATAAGCATATAAAGAAAGCTGTAAGCAATAGTGGCCTCAAGAACAATCTTCAACATTGTTTAAAGGAGCTTTCATCATCACTCTCGTCTTTCGCTTTGTGTCAAAGTATGAATGCATTTTAATTTCTGCATTTGTTTTATGATCGATGATATATACATCGGTTCCATCAACAATTGCTAAATCAATTTGGCCACTAACAAGTACATTATCAAATTTACAAGAGAGTAACAATTCTGGGTAAACACCTCGTTGTAAATCTAATTTATAATAGTTCTGTTTACAATCAAACTTACCACATAAAGATGGAAGATTATATTTAGAAAAGTCAAATTGTTTTTTATCATAGAAACCCAATTCAAACTGTTCGTGTATAGCGGTTCCTCTAGCGCAAGATTCATCTCGTTTCCGTTTATATTCAGCTTTTATTTCAGATTGTAGATTTAAGAATGCATCTTTAT